CTGCCTTTTAAAGCACCTGCCGCTTCTGCCGCAGGTGCTTCCGGCAGTTTATCCAGTGCAATAAATCCATGCACAATCATTGCTCCACTGGCTGGTCCATAAGTTACATCTACATCATTTAAAAGAACACCTTCAGCGTCAACTGCAGCTCCTTCACTTCCTGCTTCACCGCCCTGGGTATTTTTCTCTGATACTTTCTTGGTGTTGTCTACTAAAACTCCACCGCCAACAATAGTACCTGCTGGCACTATCTTTTTACCATCAGTATTTGCAGTTATTCCAGCATCATCTACCATTACACCAAGTGCAACATAATGATCTGGAAACTTTAATATTTCTTTTTTATTTCCATAAGTCGTTGTTACAAATTTACTCATCAATCATTACCTCCAATTTATTTAAAATATGATTCTTTGGCTTTCTCCAAATCCTTGGTATTGCTGTTTTTATTGAATTCAATCAACTGTTTAGCAATACCAACACTGCCATTACCGTCTTTGGAAGATACATTGAAAGGAGATTTCCCCTTTAGTTTTTCATTTACAGCTTCATCTATGGCTGACCTCCATTCTTTTTCAAAGGTATCAATGTTAGCCTTAACCTCATCTGCTGTATCTCCTTGAACAAAATCAACAAGCTTGATAGGTAGTTTCTTCTCTGAAAATATATCAATCTTGGTAAGCTTCATTTCCCTTGCAGCTATAGTCTTTTCTTTTTCTGCAAGTTCAGATTTTTGTTTTTCTAGTAAATGTTTCTCTTTTTCTGAAGCAGTCATTTTTGCAAGTTTCTCTGCCTCTGCCTTTTCAGCTTCAACCTTAGCCTCGTAATCGGCTTCCCATTTCTCCTTCGCAGTCTTGAGAGCTCCAGTCACCCTTCTATCAGCTTCACTTTGTAGGAGCTTTTCAAGTTCCTCTTTAGTTTTAGGAAGTTCAATTTCATTTCCTGCAGGCGGTGTTTTGCCCATTCCTTCAGGCTGTTGGTTTCCTCCATCATCTCCAAAGCCTTCTCCTGTTCCAGCACTACCCTCACCGTCTGGATTGCCAAATAACTGAAGCTTCATTCCATCATTTAATAAATCAAATTTACTCATTTATATTCCTCCTCACGCCCTTATAGTTCCATTGCCCTATAAGTTCAATTAAAATTTGCAAAAATAAAAAGCCTTATTGCTAAAGCTTAGATTTACCCCACTTATTCCATTCCTTATCAAATTCTTTTCTTCTATCTAATCTATCATTAGTATTACTTAACTGTTCAGCTATCCTCTCAGCCGTCTTTAAAGAAAGCTCTTCTATTGAATATTTATCTTTATCCTTCTCTCTCCCAATAATAAAAGCTGATATGCACCTGCTACTCTGCTGGTATTGGACTTCAACTTCTAACCCTGCTTCTTGCATCTGATCTATTGATTCATTTACACTCTGATAAAAAGTATCAGCACTATAAGTAACATCATAGCAAAAATGAGCAGTTCGCATTATTTTACTCATTCCATCACTTCTCCTTTCCCAGTGATTTTATATTGCCAACCAAGTCAATATAAGCTTTGTTCATTTTCAGATTATGACCTTTACTATCCTTATAATCATTAATCTCTATCTGTTTGATAAGTTCTGCCACATTTTTAGTAAATATCTTAAACTTATCAGTTCCGGTTATATCAACTTTTACTGTTGTATTCGGCATATATTTCGCCCTCCTTAATTTTGAGCATAATAAAAGCACTCACTATTTATTTAGTAAGTGCTTTTACTCTTCATATTCGATTTCAATATCTGAAAGCTTTCCAGATTCTAAATCTTTATAAAACTGTTCAAATATTTTCTTTTGTTCTTCTGTGGCTCCATCCTTCAATATTCTATTCCCTTTTTCATCAAAGGTTGTCATTCCCATAAGTTCTTTAGGTATGGGTATCATTTCCAGACCTCCTTTATTTTTTCTTTTAATAATTTTACAGTTTCTTTAGATAAAGACCTTGGATTATTTTCTGAAACTGCCTCAGCTAAAAATTCACGTGTATTACTATATCCATACTCACTTAAATTGTCAATTATATTTTGTTTTGTGTTCAGTATTTTCAAATTACTCAATGCTTTCAGCTTTATATCCTTGGATATTTCTCCATTATTAATAGCTTTAAAAGCTTCATTGACCATGCTTGTATCTATAATAGTTAGATCAGTATCTATAAAACCATATCTTTTCATTGTAAGTGCATATTCTATCATATGTCCCATTTCATGTTTTATTATCCCCTTGACTCCATCTTTAGGGGTCCACCACTTATCTTCTACGCATATGCTTATCATCTCATCAATAGATTTTAGATCTGATAAATACTTATTTGATAAGTTAAGTTTTGTATTGATTCCTCCATTTTTTAAACTTAATGCAGCGTTAATTCTTCCATCAGTTCTAATATTTTGTACAAATCCTTTTAACATAGGATATTCATTATAAATTTCACTCATGGATTTATTTACATAGTTCGCTACATCTAAACCAATGCCTTTATAGCTTACTTCTTTAAGGTTAAGATTAGTTACAGCCCAATTTTCAGCTTCTTTTATTGTTTTTATATTGGGATATCTAAACTCCTTCTTTTTTATTATATCATTATTATCATGATTTTTGACGTATTTATTGTACCAATCCTTATAAGTCATATCTCCAGATACATAATAAGTTTTTCCATCTGC